ACTTCACCCTAAGAAATACAAGGCAAGAACAATGGTTGGAAATGCTTTGAAATATGGATTCTTAATGAGAAAAAACGAATGTGAAAATTGTGGAAGCACAAAAAAAATAGAAGCTCATCATGACGATTACAACAAACCATTAGATGTTAGATGGCTGTGTAATTTGTGTCATTCAACTTGGCATAAAAACAATAAGGCAATAGAATAAATATTAAAAGTTACCGTTCTAGGATAAAAAGGATGCACAATGACTAAATCAACCGTTAAATACCACAATCACACATTCAGCGATAAAGAAATCGCACAAATAGCCCGTGTGTCTTTTGATAACTTTGACAACAATGGCGAGCTTGTCACGAATAAAAAAGATTTTGGGTTGCTTGGATGGTTGATTATCGATGGTCACACATCGCCGTTTAGACACCCGTCAATATCGTTTATTTTTGAGGTATCACTAGATATATTCGCGCAGATGTCTACGCACAAAATAGGCGTGCAGATGTCTGATACAGCGTTCAATAGCAAAAGTTATCGTTATGTGTCTGCGTGTGAATTTGACCGAGTAGAACTGCGTGAAGCTGTCACCAACAAAAAACAGGGCAGTGGTGTAGTTATGGATGATAAGATATTAGATAGAATGGTTACGGATAGCGTGGCATCATCATATGCCACATACCGCAACCTGATTGATATCGATATTGCCAACGAAACAGCGCGGCGGTTACTGCCTCAATGTACCATGACCAAGGTTATTGCTACGGGCACGTTAAATGCGTGGATGAATTTCGTGGCATTGCGTACTGCACCCAATGCACAAAAAGAGGTGCGTATGGTGGCTAATCAGGTCAATGACATTCTAACGCCGTTATATCCGATGACGATGTTTTGGTTGCATAAGCTGATTGCAGCACAAGAGAAGATGCGGCAAGCATTACATGCGGAACGTAAAGAATTATTGGCAAACTATGATAATGAAACATGGGGGATAAAATGAACGATTTATGCACAAAAATTGCTTCCTATATGGCATTTGGGGACGTCGATAAAGAATTTATGAAACTGACGTGGCAAACATATACGATGCCGCCGATATAGAGGGGAAACAAGCAATAGATAACATTTTTATTGCATTGTGTGGTACTCCATTGAGTAAATTGCTTTTTGAGTATGACGATGAAAGCTAAAACACGCACACCGCATCCACAATACGCAAGCAAAACCGAAGCAGAATATGCGGCGGTGCTGCATGCTCGATATATCATCGGTGAAATACAAAGCTATATGTACTCACCGATAAAGCTGCGCCTCGCAGATAACACAACGTACACGCCTGATTTTTTCGTGGTGAACAAAGAGGGCTACATCGAAATGCACGAGGTCAAAGGATTCTGGCGTGATGATGCACGGGTAAAAATCAAAGTCGCAGCAAATATATACACATGGTTTACGTTTGTGGTGGTGCAGAAAAAAGGCAAACAGTTTGTTGTAACGGAAATGTTTAATGAGTGAGGCAGAAAATGTTTAAAAATTTACTATCTTTTTTTAATAAGCCAAAAGAACAACCCAAAAATAGGCATTCAATAGAAGGATTATTAAGGCAATCTAGTTATTATGCTGATATTTGTCGCATGAAGTTACAAGACCCATTAATGGCTGATTGGCATCTATCATCAAGAAGAAAACTATTATCAATACAAAGAGACATAAGACAATGCACTTGCCACGAATGTGCCGAATACATATTCATTCAAATGTATTATCTTTTGATTGATGTTATGAAAAAATACATCAATGCACTCAAGGATAAAAATGCCGAAAAAGCATTGATTGAATGGCATGAGAAAAATCTAAAAACATTAGAGCTAGAACACGGTGTATGTCAGTTGCTTATTTCTAGACCATTAGAAAGATTGTATGATTTCCATGAGTGAATTACCTAAAACACTTGAGCAGCTTAAAAACGAATACATGGAACTCAACAAACGAATATATCAAGCAGGACTGGCACAAAGTAGTTATTGGAATAAAACTTGCCTGAAAAGTTTATTATCTGAACGTGATAAATTGGTGCTGAAAATCTTAGAGAATGAGAGGGAGAAATGAATAACCAAGACCTTAACATTATCTTGTCGGAATTAACAAAGATAGAAAAGAAAAATCAAAACCATTTAGCTGAACTTTCAAATTTACCATACCAGCGTATATACAAGCTATGTGCTGATTATGTGTCGCCTCAAGACACCAAAGCTATTGGCGATTACGCAAAGCTAGAAGTTGCCGCAATCCAAGTTGCTGTAGATTTAATAGACGCAGCAAGCACAATCTTGTGGCACTCTGTATATGACGAGAAAAAACGCAAAAACCTATGCGATGTGTTAGAGGATTTAAGTTTTAAGGCGTCTCAAGCAATTCAACAAGCAAAGGATGGCGGCAATGGTTGAGATGGGTGAAAATCACATGCCGTTTATATCAAACGAAAATCTCAGGATATCAAAGCAAACAGTCTATTATTCATCAATAGATGAAATGTTTCTTATTACGGAAATTGAAAGAAGAAACAGAAAAATACAAAAAGAATTAGATCAGGCAATCAAGGACATGTTTGAAAGATATAATGATTTCAATCAATCATTAATTGATGAATCAATTAAAAATGAATGTGGGCTATCTTATTTGTTGCATAAAATAAATAATTAAATAAAATGATGGCGTTAATGGTATATCTGGTCTTTGCCATTAACTTGTGATGTGTGTATCATCTCTTTGCCTATCTCCGCACACATCACAATTATTTTATGGCGTGGTTTTTTTATATGCTGTGCAACAGTGCCACGCCACCATACATTGAGGTGTATATGAGCAACGATATAATTAAGAAACGTGGTCGCCCTAGAAAAGACGGCAGCCCCAAAAAATCGGAACCTATAAAAGATAATAAACCAAGACGGACTGTAAAAGATATATCAGAACGATTTGCACAGGGTGATTTCAATGACCCGAAGCCAACATTTTACACAGTGACTGAATTACAGCGTAATAATGTGCGTGCATTGGCATCAGTTGGTATACCACAAGAGCAGATTGCCGCATCGTTGTATTTTGAAAAACAAGGCAAATACGGCATATCTGTTGAGACGCTACAAAAACTGTTTGCTCGCGAGTTGGTTGACGGTATCGCCGACGCTAATTCAAAAGTAGCATTTGCATTGCATCAGCAAGCAATAAGCGGCAACGTAACGGCGCAAATCTGGTGGACAAAAGCACGTATGAAATGGCGTGACCAAGACGCTACAGAGCAAAAAACGCCATCATCAATTGTTATTAAGTGGCAAGGCGATGATGAATAATGGAAATTATCCTACCTTATAAATGTAGGTCAGTTTTTAAGCCATATCACGCTTCTAAAAAGCGTATGTGCATTTCAGTGTGTCATCGTCGTGCTGGTAAAACCGTTGCGCGTATTAACAAACTTATTAAAGCCGCTCTTGTTTGCCAAAATAATCGCCCTAAATTCGCGTATCTCGCCCCATCACAAGCCCATGCTAAAGATATAGCGTGGGCATATTTGAAACAATATTCACTGCCTTTATTTGATTTTGGTGCGAAAACCAACGAGGTAGATTTAAGTCTGATATTGCCGTTCAATGGTGCTGAAATACGGTTATATGGCGCACACAATGCCGATAGGATGCGCGGCAACTATTTTGATGGTGTCGTAGTTGATGAAGGTCAAGATATATCGCGTAAAGTGTTGAGTGAGGTCATATTCCCTACGTTGGTTGACCGCAAGGGGTGGCTTGATGTGTCGGGTACGCCAAAAGGCTGGTCTAATGTGTTGGGGCAAATATACAAAGAAGCCGAAAAAGCCCCTGATTATTGGTTTCGGCAAATATTGCGTGCATCAGAGAGCGGCTTGATTGGTGAGGACGAATTAAAGCGTGCGCGTATGTTCATGTCTGAAAATGAGTATGAGCAAGAATTTGAGTGTAGCTTTGATGCTGCTGTGACTGGTGCGGTATATGGCGAATACATTGCCAAAGTAATGCGTGATGGCAGGCTAGGGCATGACATATTGCCTGCGAGTAAAATATACACAGCGTGGGACTTGGGTTGGGGCGATGCAACATCTATATGGTGGTGGCAAGTTGTGCGCGATGAAATACACCTTCTCGATTATTACGAAAATAACGGGCAGGATATGGCGCATTATGCCCGTGTTGTGTTAGAGCGTGGTCGTAAATATGAATATAATTATGCGGCACACTATGCCCCACATGACGTGGGCAATAAATACTTAGCATCTGGTGGTAAAAGCGTTTACGACCGTGCGCTTGCTTGCGGTATTAAGTTTACGCGCGTGCCAGCGACGACACAACAAAACCAAATAGAGGCGGCAAGGCTTACGTTAGAGCGTTGTTGGTTTGATAAAAAGTGTGAGGAAGAAGGGCTTGCGGCATTGCGTAATTATCATTTTAAGAAAGATGATAAAAAACTAACAAACAATCCAGAGCCGTATCATGATTGGTCAAGCCATGCGTGCGATGCGTTTGAAATTATTGCGCAAGTATGGCATATTGTGCATAAATCGCAGCAAAAGCCTAAAAAGCCTGTATTCTGGGAAGAAATGACCATCAACGAACTAATGAAAGGCTAATAAATGATTTCCCTAGCGTTTAGTCCTAACCAAAACTGCACATACCTCAATGTTACATCAACCAGCAGCCCCACCTTAATCGTTGGTGGTAATGCTAACTTAAATGCCATGGAGCTAAAAAATCGCGGCACTGGTGAGGTGTTCTTTAAGTTCGGCACTACTGCGGCAACAACGGTGGCAGTAGCTGAAAGCGGCTACATGCTTACAGCAGGCGAGCGTGTCGTTATCACCCGCCCCACTGATAGCGTGAATGGTTGGTTGTGGGTTGATGCTGTATGTGCTTCGGGACAAACTGCTAAAGTCGTTATTGCTCTTGGTATAGGTAACTAAATGAGTTTAAGAAGCTCTGATAAGCCAGTAGGCATTCAAGGGCAGGGCAGCACGCTTACAAAAGACGTGCAAGCAATAAACTTTAGTGGCGCAGGCGTTAGCACAACAGTTGATGGTAGCGGTGTTGCTACGGTCACTATTACAGGCGGCGGTGCTGGTAGTGCAATTCCTGTAAAAGACGAAGGCACGCAGATTACAGGCGCGGTAACATCGTTTAACTTCACTGGTAGCGGTGTTACGGCAACAAGCGATGGTTCGGGCAATGTCGCGGTAGATATTACAAGCGGCGGCGTTACAAGCCATAGTGCGCTAACCAATCTTGGCAATGATGACCACTTACAATATTTTAACACTGCGCGCGGTGATGCACGATATTACACACAGTCGCAGATTGATACATCGCTCGCAGGTAAGGCGGCATTAGTCCACACACACACGATTGCTAACGTCACTGGTCTGCAATCAGCATTAGACGCAAAACAGGATGCAGCCACACTTACAAGCACAGTGCAGGGCATTATTGGCACGAGTGTTGCGAGTGGCACAAACACAACGGTCAATTACAATGCTGGCACAGGTATTACCACGGTCAATGCTACAGGGTCGGTGTCGTCGGTAAATCTTACTGCGCCTGCGTGGTTGAGTGTTTCAGGTGCGCCTATTACGACAACTGGCACGATTGCAATTACGTCGGCAACAGGTCAATCAGCAAATCAGGTGCTAGCCACGCCTGATGGTTCAGCAGGTGGATTGTCGCCGCGCAATCTTGTCGTAGGTGATTTGCCTACCAGCGGCGTCACGGCTGGTAATTACGGTAGCGCGGTTAATTCGGCTGTATTAGTGGTGGACTCTAAGGGGCGCATTACCAGTGCGTCTGAAGCAACTATTTCGCCTGCGTGGGGAAATATCACATCAACACCGACAACGCTCAGTGGTTATGGCATCACTGATGCTGTATCGAATACACGTCAGATTGCTACGGGCACAGGCTTAACAGGTGGTGGCAATCTATCCGCCGATAGAACGATATCATTAGCAAACACGGCTGTTACCACCGGTTCTTATGGCACTGCATCGAGTGTGCCTACATTCACGGTAAACCAACAAGGGCAGCTTACTGCGGCGGGGACAACTAGCATTGCCATAAACGGCAATCAGGTTACATCTGGCACTGTTGATACTGTTCGTCTTGGTATTACACCAGTGCAAGGTTCTGTTGTTTATACGACTGACACGGCTTTAGCGGTGTTGGCTCCAGGCACATCAGGGCAGGTATTGCAAACCAATGGTACAGGATTTGCGCCATCATGGGTCAACCCCGGCGGCGGTGGTGGTGGCTCTGGCACGGTCACAAGCGTTGGTGTGTCAACCAATGCCTCATGGCTCACTGTAAGTAATTCACCTATTACCTTAAGTGGCACAATCACAGTCAATAAAACCACTGGATTGACGGGGAATCAGTTTTTAGCCACGCCTGATGGCACTACGGGCACTGTTGATTTGCGTTCAATGGTTGCAGCTGATTTGCCTAACAGTGGGGTTAGTGCGGCCACATATGGCAGCGCAACACAATCAAGCGTGGTTACTGTTGATGCAAAGGGTCGTGTGACATCTGCAAGTAGCACTACGGTGACGCCTGCATGGGGTAGTATTACCAGTACGCCTACGACCATTACAGGATATGGCATAACTGACGCAGTGCCAAACACACGCACGGTAACGGCGGGCACTGGTTTAAGCGGCGGTGGTGATTTAAGCGGGAATATAACGCTTAATTTAGCAAATACCGCAGTTACTGCTGGCAGTTATGGCAGCGCATCGAGCGTAGCAACTTATACAGTTGATGGGCAGGGGCGATTAACAGCGGCTGGTAGTACAAGCATTGCGATTAATGGCAATCAGATTACTAGCGGCACTGTTTCAATGGCAAATGGTGGCACTGGCACGGCACTAACGGCCAGCAACGGTGGGATTGTCTACAGCACGGGCAGTACATTAGCTATATTGGCGGCAGGAACATCGGGACAAATCTTACAAACTAACGGCAGCGGTTCTGCTCCTTCTTGGATTAATAATACAGGTGGGGGCGGTGGCGGGTATTCTGACGCCGATATTACTTTTTTTGCTATGGGGGCACTATGACCAAAGTTATTACACTGAATTATCTTAATAAAAACTACAAACCAAAGTTTGAAACGGTCATCAGTGAAGATATTGACCTAGAAACAGGTGAAATCATCGAGGTAAAAACAGAAAAACTATTGCCTTTGAGTGATGAGGAAGTTTTTGCCGCAAAGAACGATGCAAACTACAAAAAAGCCGCCGTTGCTGTAAAAGTTCTAAATGATTTTGGCTGCAATGTGGTGCTTAATTTAGATAGTATTCGGTTTATTGTATCATCAAAGGACGTGGTTGGTGAAGAATGACACTTGTTATTGTAAATCCTCAGCTTGTGGGGGTGACTACTGCTACCACGATATACACGGGCACAACTGGTAAAAATATTAATTTCAGATACATCAATGTATCTATGCCAAGTGGTATTGGTCCAGCATACATCACGGTCACCAAGAACGATGGTACAAACACAGTGAATCTGCATAAAGATATATATCTTAATTCGGTCAATGGCGGTGCAACGATGCAGCTCGAAAACATACCGTGTAATGTAGGCGATATTATTCAAATAGCTTCAACTGTTGCTGTTGATGTTGCTGCAAATATCTGGGAGTACAATTAATGGCGCAATATTATGGCTATATGCCGCAGTTAATTACTACCACGGACACACCATTTGAAGCCCCGTGTAACGGCACACTTACCAGTGATAGCAACTGGTATGCTTCTCTTGGTACGGGCATGACCACAAGCACTGGAAGTAGCAATGCTTTGAATATGGGTTATTATACTGTTAGTAGTGGCACAACTGCCAACAGTGAAACCGTGTTGATATTAAAAAAAGCGTTTCAGCTTGGTGCGCAGATTACTTTCGGTGTTGATAGAAGTGTAAACACGGGCACAACAAACCAGAACTTTTATATTGAAATAGTCGAGGTTGATGCGGGCAAGGTCATTTCAGACCCTGCAAACTGCGTAATTACACAAGGCACATCAGCGCAAGTAAAAGATGCACGAAATTGTTATCAAATGCGCTACCAGCCAAGCAATAGCGCAATATTGCATTATGTGCGCTCGTATGGCGATGTGTTGGCGCAATACCCATCTGGTGCGTGGCCTGCTTTAAACACGGTGCAAAACCGTTTAGGTAGTAGCCCTAACTTGATTGCAGGTAATTTGTATCGATTCAATTTCACAACCAAAGGGCTATCGTTATTTTGTGAAGGGCAAGGCTCTAACTTTACGTCAGGCAATGCTTACAGTGGACTCAACACGTCACCATCATCCAACACCGCGCCATTCACTGGTGAAGGGGTGCGTTTAGACCCCACTAAATGGTATGCCTTGCGGTTTAGAATTGTCCATGGCGGTACGGCACCTGCAGCCTCGATAGATTACAATATTTATCGCCCTTGCATCGTACCCACAACACCATCAATGATTGACGTGACAAGTGCTACAGAGCGTGCATCTAACACTATGTCAGGCAGCGGCTCTATCTTAAACAGCGCGGTGTTAGTGCGCCCTGTAAACACAAGCGGAACAGCATTAAGCGTCAATGTTACGAACACCGCTAGCGTTGTTGCTACCATCACTGCCACAGCAAGTAACGGTTCCGCTAATAACGCCACTGCTCTTGGTAGTGCTGGTGTATACACATCCACAGGGCAATCGTTAAGCGGTGCATTTAATATCGTTGCTACGGCTGTTTCTGATGTAGCTAGTGCTTCGAATGGATTTGAGATACAACACGCGCCAAGTGGTGGTGCAACATGGTACACGGCTGTATCTGGAACATTAGCGGCGAACGTTCCGACTACACTTAAATGGAGTGGCTCGAGTGCCGCGAACGGTATACTTAACCAGTGGCGTGTGCGTGTCACTAATGGCGGCACGGCGCAAACTGTATTTGCTATATCTGCAATTAACACACCTGCATTGGGGACATTGTAATGGCTGTACGCTCACAAAGCATTGTTGTAGGCTCTGGTGCCTCTGAAGTGATTACATTGCCTAAAGCATCTACTAACCCGATGGTATATAAAAATCAGTCTACAGCGATGCAACAGCTGTTTATCATTGGTGGCAATGTTAGTGAAGTGAGTTTGAGTCATGACGGCGAATCTTTTGCCGTCACTGGCATTGTGAATGGTGCGATTATATTGCGACCTAATGACAGCTTATCAGTGGCACATGCTATTGGTGGTGCACCAACGATTAAAATACATCAGTTATAGGCATAAAAATGAAAAAAATTGATAATATTAAGAATATTATAGCTGAATATGAAAAAAACAGCGATGTGAAAGCATGGTCTGAAACATGTCGTATAATTGAAGAAATATATCGTTCACAACACTCAAGCAGTATTCTTATATCAAATAAGATTGCATCGTCGCAGGATTTGCAGAAATTCAACATTCTGTGGTCAAACATGCAAACTATTTTGCCTGCGGTGTATTCACGCAATCCTAAGCCTGATGTTTCACGGCGTTTCAATGCAAGCGATGCTGTAGCCCGTGAAGCAAGCGTGGTTTTAGAGCGATGCTTGAACTATTTTATTGATAGCGACGAATTCAAGCACACGATGCGGCAATCTGCGTTTGATTGGCTGTTACTCGGTCGCGGCACAGTGTGGATTCGTTACGAGCCAACTATCAAAACCGAGCAAGTGCAAATTGAAACAGATTTAGCCGAAGATACACAATACGAAGAACAAGAAGAATTATATTTCGAGGACGTTTGCGCTGATTTTGTGCATGTAGATGATTTTGGGCACAATATCGGTAAAATATGGTCTGAAGTGTTCATGGTATGGCGGCGCATTCGATTAAGCAAAGAAGCCGTTGAAGAACGTTTTGGCAAAGAGAAAACAGTTAATATTACATATGGCGATTACGAAAAAGAGAAGGACGAACGCCAAAATGCCGATGAAGATACAAATAAGCCATTGACCGCAATTATCTATGAGGTATGGGACGCGCGCAGCAAGAAGGTGTATTTCTTGCAAAAAGACGGTCAAGAATTTCTCGATGTACAGGATGACCCACTAGAATTGAAAGGTTTTTTCCCGTGTCCACGTCCATTGTTGGCAAATACGACCAACAAAACGCTTATACCAGTGCCCGAGTATCAACAGTACAAATCACAGGCTGAACAACTTAATATATTAGCGACACGGATAAACTCTATTCAAAAGATTGTATCAGTGCGCGGTTGTTATGATAGTTCTGCGGCAGGAATGGATAAAATGATGTCGGCAGCAAACGAAAATCAACTTGTGCCCGTCAATATGGCTGACCTTATGGGCGAACGTGGTGGATTACAAAACGCTATTCAATTCTTTCCATTGCAAGACGTGTCTAAGGCATTGGAATACCTATATATTGCTTTTGATAATATCAAAAATCAGCTTTATGAAATTACGGGTATTTCAGATATCTTACGTGGTGAGAGCGACGCACAAGAAACCGCAACAGGCGTAAGAACCAAAGGGCAATATGCGTTATTGCGTATCAATGACCGTCAACAAGAAGTGCAACGTTTTGTGCGTGATGTCATTCGGTTGTTTGGTGAAATAATATCTGAAAAATTCAGCGAAAAGACTATTCGGCAGATTGGTGGCGAGGGCTTACTTACTAATGAAGAAAAGGCTTATATTAGTCAAGGCGGCATGTTGCCAGAGCTGCAATACAATCGCCCTGACGAAATAAATACGATGCTAAAAAAGCCCGCTTTCGATGATGTTATGGCATTATTACGCGATGACCCTGCGCGGTGTATGCGTATTGATATTGAAACTGATAGCACAATCAAACAAGACCAGATACAAGACCGCGCCGACCGTGTCGAATTTATTAAGGCTATTGGCAGCTATATCAATGAAGTATTACCAGCAGCACAACAAGACCCGTCAATGGTACCAGTGTTGGCGCAATTGTTTATGTTTGGCGTGCGTGGGTATCAAGTAGGCAAAGAGACAGAGCAAGTCTTAAGTGATTGGGTACAGCAAGCCATACAGGCGGCACAAAACCCACAACCAAAGCAAGACCCAAAGATGGCAGAGCTTGAGCAGAAAATGCAGCTTGAGACGCAAAAGATGCAAGCCAAAGCGCAAATTGACCAACAGACTATGCAAAACAATATGCAGGCAGAGGCGGCTAAGGCGCAACAGACAGCTATGCTTGAGGAGAAGCAAGCGCAAATGGATATGATGGTGGCGCAGCACAATCAAGAAATGCAATCGCGTGACGCTAAATACCAGGCGGATTTAGACCATTTACATAAAATGCAACAAATGCAGTATCAACAACAATTAGAACAACAAAAACTAGATTTTGAAAAATGGCGCGTAGAATACGAAAATAATGTTAAAATGCAAATTGCCGAAATGGCGGCAAAAAACAAAAAAGAGGACACAGATGCAAGCAACGCATGAAAAAGGTTTATGGCGTTACAAAGATTGGAGCTGCGAACATTGCGGCAATCTGATTACGAATTTTGTTAAAATACTTGATGAATATGGCGCATCTATGCCTCTTGAGCCACCAACATGCTGCGGTCACACTATGGTTGCACATTATCCAAAAAAATCTAAATTGGCAGCACCTATTGTTATGCGTGATATTACGCCATATCTCACGGTTGCCGCTGATAAAGAGACGGGCAAACCTCAATACATTACCAGCCGTTCACATCATCAAGATTTTTTGAAACGTAATAACTATGAAGAAATAGGCAATGAAAACATAGGCTCTTTTGAACCTAAAAAATTTAAAACGACCGCAGAGCATATTAAACAAGCTGCCGCAGTAGTGCAGCAAAGAAAAGGGTAATTTATGTCTAATATCAATTTTGCAGATGCAGTGCGTGAGGCGATGGAGATTGCAGGCAAACCAAAAGAAGAACAGCAAGAAGAAGTTGCTGTGCCATTAAAAGACGAACCAGAACAAGAAGAAACACCCGCTCCAGAGCAAGAACCCGAAGAACAACCAGAAGAAAAAGAGCATACGAACGAAGAAGAATCGCGCGAAACTGTTGAAGATAAGCCAAGAGAAAAAAGAGACAAGCCGCCGGGGTATATCACAGGTGAGTATGCACATAGTTATGAAAACTGGAATCAGGAAGCAAAAGAGTATATTGCCAGACGCGAAAAAGATATTGCGCTAGGCTTTCAAAAGCGTGACGAAGAGCGAGAGTTTGGTAAGCGCGCGAAGAATGTATTCAAGAACTATGAATCATACTTTCAAGAGCTTGGCGTGCAAGACCCGTTACAGGTTGTTGAGCCATTATTGCAACACGAGCGTGTTTTACGTCGAGGCACACCGTATGCAAAGCAGCAAGCATTAGCCAGTATTGCAAATAGCTATGGTATTGATATACAATCGTTGGTAACCGCACCCCAGCAAGTGCAAAACAATATTGTGCCTGACGAGCTTCATACCTTGCGGCACGAATTGCAAGCATTGAAGCAGGCGCAGGAACAACAACAATTCATGCCGATTAAGCAAGAGATGGAAGCTTTTGTCGAGTCAAATCCGATATTAAAGAATCCAGAAGTTGAGGCGGCAGTAGCGAATATAATTCAATTCAATGAAAAAGAATATCGTGGCAAGAAGCCAGTTGATATTCTAGCCGATGCTACTGATAGGGCATTGGCGATGTTGCGTATAACCAAACCAACAGCACCGCAGACTGCTGTAAATAAAAACGCTCAAGACTTAGAGCGGGCTAAAAAAGCAGCAGTATCGCCAAAGGCGACAAGTGCAGGTGGTGTATTTCAAGAAGATTTACCAAAATTCAGCAGCAATGCTGAAGCTTTAAGATATGTCATGAACCAAAAACGTTAGGATAAAATATGTCTACTGAACTATTAAACAGTAACGCTAACGACATTATCACCACTTCTTTGTATTTGCGCCGCAAAGAGATTGCCGATGGTGTTACTAATAACAACGCTTTACTCACTGCAATGCGCCAATCTGGTCGTGTTTTAGTGTGTGATGGTGAAGGTGGTGCGATTACCGAGCCTTTGGCTTACAGCGAAAACGATACCGCATCGTTCTACAGCGGGATGCAAACTTTAGATATTTCGCCTCAACAGTTTTTAACCGAGGCACGATTTAACCTGAAACAAGCTGCGGTGACCGTAAGCATTAGTGGATTAGAGGAACTGCAAAACTCTGGTCAATCACGTTACATTGACTTACTCGGTGCGCGTATGGATAACGCCATTGACTCAATGTATAACTTGCTTGGCACTTCGGTATATAGCGATGGTTCGGCATTCGGTGGTATGCAATTAGGTGGCTTACAGTTGCTTATTAGCAAAACCCCTAATACTGGTACAGTTGGTGGCATCGATGCCTCACGCGCTACTGCTGCCCGTGTATGGCGCAATATTGCTTATTCAGCCTCTGCTAATGGATACACTGTTAATGCTACGACAATCACACAATTGATGCATAACGTATGGAATCAACTTATTCGCGGTCGTGAATGCCCCAACTTGATTGTGACCGACAATAACTACTTCAACTATTTCCAGACTGCGTTAGAGGCGCGTCAACGGGTAGCTGATGCCAGTGATGGTAAGTTAGCTGAATTCCGTGGCTTACGTTTCTTGAATGCTGATGTGATTTTAGATGGTGGTTTCAATGGTGCCTGCCCTGCAAACACCATGTACTTTGTAAATACTAAGTATATGAAATTCCGTCCACACAAAGACCGTAACATTGTTGCACAAGGTGATAAACGTATGTCGGTCAACCAAGACGCGTCAGTAATTCCGATTTTCTTTGCTGGTGAAATGACGTGTAATTTGCGCCGTTTTCATGGCGTTCTTTTTAACTAATAAAGGATAGAAAATGACTTTTCAAAGCACTGGAACAGGCATTGGTGTACAAGCTGTTGACCTTTCACAATCGTTCAACGGCACCGTGCCTTACTACATCAATTCATTGCGCTTTGGTGCATTCAATGAATCATTAAACCAAACCATTGATGCCGTAGACCCTTATCTTGGCACTGGTCGTTTTATTTATGTACGTGCCCCATCAACAGATACCGCTGGTGCGACTATCAGCAGCATCACTGTAAGCGGTAACACTGCCACTGTAACAACATCATCGGCGCATAACTTAACAACTGGTGCCAAAGTGGTTCTTGTTGGTCAGGTACCTAGTACCTACGTAGGTACTTATGTGGTGCAGTCAGTTCCCACAACTACCACTTACACCATCACTGTTTCTAACGTAACTGTTGCTGCCACCACTGTTGGAACATACACCTATGGTACTATTCGCCAAGGTTCAGTTGTTTCATTTACTCAATCAATCGTAAGCGGTTCATTGGTGCAGACTGTTGGCTTGTGGGATGGTACCGCAAATACTGGTCGCAGCCTTGGTGTTGCATACACATCTTTGTTAGCAAACGAATATGGCTGGGTACAGATTGCAGGTAATGCTGTGGTCAATGCTGCTGCCATTGCGAGCGTTGGTGCGCCCGTGTATTATGGTGGTGCTGTAGGTGTGGTGAGTACAACGGCGGCTACTGGTAAACAAATCTTGAATGCCCAAACCGTGGCAAGTATTGGTTCTGTTATCGGGGTTGGTGGTGATGCAATCACGTTGCCTTCTGCGACCACAACGTCCTCACAAGGCGTGATTTATATCAATAATCCTTTTGCACAAGGTGCAATAACTTAAAGGTGATTAATGTCATTGTATGACTTCAAAGTAGCAAGTGCCGCTGATAAAGTGTACGACAAAGAAGAACATCCTGTTTGGGAGGTGACTTTTTACTCTAAGGTAGAGGAATCAACTGCTGCCATGATTGCAGCGGGCGCACCCACCTATCAAGAGGTTGATTACATTCGCATGCTGCCCCGTGGTCAGACATCGCCCACAACGATTTATGACCGCAAGGTTGATTTTGAGGGTATGCCTGTGGATGGAGATGGTCTTTCACGGCGTTTACCAGACCCTGCGCGGTTCCCTTATGAGTGGGTACGCTACAAAGAAGGCATCAATGATGCTGTAGGCGGTTTATCTCTTAGCTTTGCAAACTTTTTGAACAAGGATGATATGGCTTTTTATAAAAGCCGTGGCATCAATACTATTGAACAATTAGGTGCTGCGACTTATGAAACATTGCGTTCATTGGGTGGCAAGGCTGAAAAACACGCAATGCAAGCTAAGGACTTCTTGAAAAAGAATGAAAGTCTCAAAGCATTAGCAGAAGTGACCGAAGAAAATCGCGCCATTAAAGAAAGCAACGAACAGCTTGCCGCGCAATTAGCAAAATTGCAGGCACAAGTCGCTGCATTAGATAAAAACCAAAGCGATGACGATGTTATCACTACCAGAAAAAGAAAGATAAAAGATGACATTTAGAGCAGCTTTATTAGGCTCTGGAACGCCTAATTTACAAGCACAGGCGATTGTCGGCACTGTTACCACAGGATTAACCGCTACAGGCTCAACACAAGCCACTGCGCTTAATTTGCTGGATACAATTAATGTAGTTGGCACAACTGCGGCATCAACTGGCGTGGTGGCATTTCCCGTGCCTAACCAGAACGCTACTGGTGATACTTGCACTGTGTACAATTTCGGTGCTAACACATTGACCGTGTACCCTCCTGTTGGTTACAAAATCAACAATGGCTCAACTAACGCAGGTGTTAGTGTTGCGGCAGGTAAAGGCGCGGTACTCACGTTGCTTGATACTGTAAACATTGGTGCTATTATTTCTGCATAATCTTATTGCACAGGGGTTTTTATGGGTTTATCTTTTTTGGCTCTTGTGCAACAAGCGTGCAGCGAAATGAATATCACCGCGCCCAGCTCTTGCATTGGCAATCAAGACCAGCAAGTTATACAGCTTGTGGCATTGGCTAATGCAGAGGGCACAGAGTGTGCCAGCACAGAAACAGCACAAGGTGCATGGCCTGTTTTACGTAAAACATACACATTCAATTTTGTTGACGGTCAGCAATCTTACGCATTGCCTACAGACTATGATTTCATGGTATACGATACCATGTGGGACACAACGCAGCATTGGCGCGTCATAGGTCCTGTAAACCCCACAGGGTGGAATACTCTGCAATATGGGCAAATCACTGCCGCCGCCCCATTCTATCGTTTCAAGGTAGAAGATAATTTACTATCAATATTTCCCACCCCAAATAGCACAGATACAATTGCATTTACCTACGTTTCAACAGGGTGGTGCAAGTCAATCAGTGGCACGCCACAATCATCGTGGATGGCGGATACAGACACATATGTGTTAGATGATAGGCTTTTTGTTTTGGGCTTAAAGGCACGTTTTAAACAAGCTAAAGGCTTGGATTATAGCGCAGAATTGGCTTTATATAACAAGCGTTTGGATTGGGCTAAAGCAAACTCTGGTGTTGCTAAAACCTTAAATTTAAGCACAGGTGGCGAAGGAATGCCGTGGTTGTCATGGCGCAATTTGCCAGATGGTAATTATGGCATCTAAAAAACAACGTTTTATAAACAATCAACGCTTGTCAGGTCGTCAGGTGGCGCAAGTATCCTCACAGCCTGCTCCTATTGGTGGTATTAATGCTGTTGACGCAATTGCTGCGATGCCGCCACAAGATGCTTTGATTATGGAGAATTTCTTTCCTACGCAATACAGTGTTAATGCACGCAATGGCGCACAATATCACGTCACTGGTATCACTGGCACCGTTGAAACATTGATGGTGTATCGTGCTGGTGCTGTTACAAAAATGTTTGCAATTGTGAATAACGCAGGCACTTGCGGCATATTTGATGTGACAAACGCAGGAACAGTAGGAGCGGCAGTACACACTGGTTTGTCAAATGCGCGTTGGCAATATGTGAACATGTCAACACCCGCAGGACAATATCTATATTTATTCAATGGTGTTGATGACCCATTGCTTTATAATGGCACGACATGGACGGCAATTAATAGCGCATCTAGCCCCGCCATTATCCACGTCACAACTAACACTTTGATTGCACCTGAATTATTTAAAAACAGATTGTTCATGGTCAAAAAGAACTCAACAGAGGTGTGGTATTTACCCATACAATCTATTTCTGGCAATGCAAGCGCATTGTATCTAGGGGCTTATCTGCGCCTTGGTGGGTCAATTATTCGCGTATTTAATATGCCTATGGCGACGATTGACCAGACAAACAATTACATAGGTTTTTTAAGTAGTGAAGGTGAAATATTATTATTTCAAGGCAGTGACCCTGATTCTGATTTTTCATTGATAGGTGTTTATCGTGTTGGTCGTCCTGTTGGTGATAAATGCATATTTCGTTTAAGCTCTGAAATTTATTTCATTACGACAAGCGGTGTATATGCTATGTCGCAGATTTACAACGGCGGCAATGACGTTGTGAATAACTCGCTTAGCTATAAGATATTGCCATTAATCGCAGACGATACACAAAAATATTTTAACAATTTTGGCTGGCAAGGCATTATTCACCAAGCAGGCAGCAAGGTATTGATTAACGTACCAACTGGTGAAACAAACTATTCACGGCAATACGTTATGAATACCCTAACAGGCGCATGGTGTCTATTCACTGGATGGTCTGCGTATTGTTGGGAAACAATGGCTAATAACCTATATTACGGCGGCAATGGTTTTGTCGCGCAAGCTGATGTGGTGGGTTATAATTCTGATTTTGGCAATGCAATACAAGCATCACTAAAACCAGCATTTAGCTATTTTGGTACACAAGCCACAAAGATGTTCACAATGGTGCGCCCTATTATTACCAGTGATAGTGCAGTGTCATACAATCTAATTATGAATTATGATTTTAAAGATAGCGGCGGCACAGTGAACACGATTGTAGCTAATAGTGACACACTATGGAGCGTTGCGTGGGACGTGGCATGGTCGGCAGGTGAATACACACAAAACACATGGAAAAGCGTCACAGGCACAGGATATGCAGCAACACCACGCATTGATTTTGCTTATCGCGGCTCTACATTTAAGGTGCAATCTTTTGATTATGTGTGGCAAAACGGCGGCATTCTATGATTAGTGTGACACATGAACCACAAACAGAATTAAAAATGATTGCATTATCTTATGCCGATTTTGATTCAGAGCGTGGTCATGTCATGGCGATATGCAATGGCAATGATATTGTGTCACTGATTATGTACGATAATTTTATTCCTGATTGCAGGGTGCAGATACACATACATACATTACAAAAGACGTTGTATCTGACAAAAAACACACTTGGGACGATATTTTCGTTTGCTTTTGATTTTCTGGGCGTTCGGTCGGTGCATGCGGTCGTTGATGTATCCAATAAGAGTATGATACAATACGCGCAACGGCTCGGCTTCATCCCCGAGGGGACGCTTCGGCAATGTTCAAAAACAGGTAATGATGTTTACATTGGCGGTATGTTGAAACATGAATGTAAATGGTTAAAATATGGGCGGAAGTTCGCAGCCAGACATCCCTGACCCGCAACAGACGGCGCAGGCTCAACTTGATTTAAATTTAAAAACTGCACAAGCAAACGCACAGCTTAATCGCGTCAACCAAGTGACGCCTTATGGCACAATAACATATAATCGGCAGGCATCTTATAATGATGCTGGTTATAACGCTGCTATGGACAAATATAACCGTGATTTAGCGGCTTATAATGCAAGGCCACAATCATTTGCCGTACCAGCAGGCAACCAAAATAGTGCTCTTAATAAAGCCATGTCAAAACTTGGTTTACCTACTGCATCAGCTAAAAGCGGCGCACCACTAGCCCCCAATAGAGAAGATTACCGCCTTGATTCCATGAATGACACATGGACGCAAGAAACGAAATTATCACCTGAACAACAGAGGCTTTTAGACCTTCAACAGCAGGGTGCCATCAAAACAGGTGAAACTGCCCTTGGTATGTTAGGGCGAATCAATGACGTGTATTCGTCGCCGATGGATACAAGCAAATTGCCACAAGTGCAATCGCAGCTTGATTACAGCAAAATACCGCAGCTGCAATCACAGTTGAATTTGAGTGGATTGCCTAATATACAATCATCAATTAACACAAGCGGCACGCCATCATTGCAATATGGTGTGGACAAGTCGCAGGTTGGTGAACTGCAACGAAACATAAACACATCAGGATTACCGAGTATTCAATACGCTGGTGATAAGAGTGGTGTTCAAGACATTCAAGGGCAATTAAACACATCAGGATTACCAAGTATTCAATACGCTGGTGATAAGAGT